ATGAGCCAATGTACGTTTGCATCCCATGAATTATACTCATCCTTAGCACGATACGAGAACCGTGGGACGAGTGGGCATAGGTCATTGCACCATAGTTGATGGAGTGGGTAGTGTTCCCACCAATTTAATTCTCTCTTACATTCATCCATTGATTACTTTCTCCATTATGTTGATGAGTTGTGGTATGGCTTTCTTATCGATCGTGAGGAATACCCCTCGCTTGGTGATGTCATCATAGTTATGAAGCTGAACCTTGATGATCGTCTCCTCATCGATGATCGATAGGTACGGGTCACCGTTAGGTGTATAGATCGTGTGGAGTGGATATGATTGGTCAGTATTCATTAGTCTTTCCAATATCATCCTTCACACGGGATAGGTCGTCTGCTACCTTCCTCAAGTCTGGTGATCTGTACTCCCTTGCTATGTCATGGAGTTCTATGATGATGTCATCGAGTCTTGATTTGAGGTGTGGATTGTTATTCATTAGTCTTTCCTTCCTGAGATGGCTTTCATTACCAAGTACCAGAGGATGGCAATGATGAGGATGAGTGCGTATTGTTTGAGGATCTCTATCATAGGTACATGAACAGGATATATGCTAAGAACCAAAGTATGGTGATGGTGAGGATCTTTACTGCGAGGTCTAGATTATTCATCTTCTTGGGTGTCGTCTCTATTGGTGGGAGTTTTGGGCGATGGGCACAGAAGTCACATTGTGGATCTGTACACGTTGTCTCGAGCCATTGCTTGGTAGTCGTGTCATACCATGCATCGTGGGTTTCATCGTACTTGACTGTCATGCTGTGAGTAGACAAAGGATGGTCAGGATCACTATCACATAGATTGGACTATATGCGTCCCAGTGTGAGAGCTTCCGTTCGGAATATACACGATAGTATGCATCCATGTCAGGGTCATACTTGTATGTGCCACGCTCGGTGGTGATCGTCTGGTTATAGAGGTCGTTGTTCATTATATTGATATGATACCGATCATGACTTCAGGGTCGGTGGTCGCTTTCTTCGACATCTCGTTATAGATCTTCAACATGATCGGTGACATACCTTGGAGATGCTTCACCAACTTATAGATGTTACCTTCTCGTGTAGCCACTTCCCAGTAGTCGTCCATGTCCTCGATGTTATCTATGACGTGTGATAGTTCCCATGATTGGCTCGAGGTATAACCCGCTAACACCTTCTTAAAGGCATTCCCGTTCTTCGTCCATTCTATGATAACCCATTTGTCTGGTCTAATCATTGTTGTAACCTTGCTCTCTGTTCTTTATAATATCTTAATAGTTTAACACACATCGCGAACCTTCGTGGCTCGTGTTCTGGGTTGGGGAGTTGGTCACCGAAGTGCTCGACTAACTCGTTCCAAAATTGTTCCGCCTCTGCATCTGTCATAGCTTATCATCACTCCACTCCCATCCAAGTAGGAGCTTCGTAAAGTACCGATGGATAGCAGATGGCTTCTTAGTCGCAGAGACCTTAAACTGTGGGTTGATGATCCAATGTCCTACCCACTTTGGTTGCTCATGAAACTTGTAGATCGCGACCTCTTCATCGTTGATGAGATCGGTGTCCACCATCTTTAGTTCCTCATCAGTCCTCATGGAGTCGCGGACTTCAATGCTTGTTTATCAGCATCACTGAAGTTGATGCTTGCACCTGTAGTAGCATACGCAGCTGTCACTGTGCTTAACATGTCCATGCCTCGTGCAAAGTTACCAGCGCCGTAGTTGAGTGTCTTACCTGATGCCACACCCACTGATCCTGATACCGTCTCGACTGAGTCGAAGTTTGCACCAAGGAATACCACTTCCCATTTCTTTTCTTCCCAAGATTTTACCTTTGCCTTGATCGCAGCTTGTGTATATTCTTGAGATGCGTTCTCATAGCCATCTGTCATGACGACTAACAATGCTTTCTTACCACCATAGGACTCAGCGAGTGTCATGATCTTGCCGCATGAGTCATATAACGGTGTACCACCTCGTGGGTTGATCTCCTCACGTGTGATGTCTTTCCAATCCTTTGCCTTACAGTCTCGTACGATGTCATGCGACACGTTATCGAATACAGCGAGGTGGATCTGGTCGCTCTTCTTTAGTTTCTTAATATATCCATTGATCGATCCGAGTGCCTCGTTCCACATTGTCTCCATCGATCCTGATCTATCTAATAAAATATAGATGTTCATTTCATTTCCTTTACTATTAACCGCCTGCGCAGTATGCATGCCACACTAAATACTCCTTAACTCTGATTGGATCTTTCATCAGCATCTCTGATGGCGTCATGCCTTCGAATGCTTTATTGCTTGAATCCCACCACTTGTTAACGAGGTCCTTACCGACCAAGGCTTCAACGATATAGTCTAGCTTACCACGAGTTATCATCATTGTCTACCTCCTGCCAATTATCATTATCCTTAAATTCTTCTTCAGTATCTATCGTGCCACCTGGTATCACATACCAATCATCTTCTTGTAGCACATACTCACCGTTCTGACGCTTCTCTTCATTCTCTCTGTACCTATCATGGTCTCGTCTTAATTTCTTTGATGATGCGATCCCTTCAGGTGTCTGCTTGTATTCTCTTGCGACCTGTGATAGTTTTTCTCGTGTGGTAACCTTCACCTCACGGTGTGTATTCGAACAGCCTTGAGAGCAAAAAGGCCCACGTTTTCTGTGAGCCTTCCCGCATTCAAGACATGCTTTTTCTTTGTAAACCCCAGGCAATTAAGCCTCGTTAGCTAACTTACTGAAGTAAGACAAAGTGTCATCATCGTCCTCACCAAGGCTTGGTTCGGTCACTGGTGCGTGGCGAACTTTACCTGCTGAAGGTGCTGATGCTTGCTCATCAAGTGTGACTGACTCAGCAGTCGTACGTGGTGCAGATCCACCGAGTACACGCTCAAGTTTAGCCTTCAACTCGTCATAAGACTTGTATGTCTTAGGATCAGTGAATTCTTTGAGTGAGTAACATTTAGCATAGATTGATTCTAGCTCTGACTCATCACCGTTCGCAACCACTGATGGCTTATCGAACTCTGATTTGTCATAGTTACGGTAACCTTCAACATTACGGATCTTCAACTTGAAGTTTGCACCTTCCCATAGATCAAACGGATTTACCGGTTGCTCGTCTTGGAATTGTGGTTGCATGACATCCATCATCTTGTCATAGATCTTCTTACCATATTGGAAGAGGAACACCTTACCCTCATTTTCAGGGTGTGCAGGATCTGACACAACAAGGATGTTTGATACGTAGTGTAGACGACGCTTCTGTTTACGAGCGATATCCTTATCAGATTCCAAACCTGAATTCCAAAGTTTAGAATTCAATTCAGATACTGGATCATTGCCACCGATCGAAGTCAATGACTTCTCGATGTACCAACCACCAGGACCTTGGAAACCGTGGTCCCAATAACGAGCCCATGGATAATCGTCGCCTTCAGGTGCAGGAAGAAAACGAATGACAGCGTAGCCGTTACCAGCTTTGTCTACTTCCGGTTTCCACATGCGATTGTCTTCGAAGGATTGTTGTTGCTGACCACCGCCAACTTTTTCTGCGGCTGCAACGAGTTTGTTGATTGCGCTTGCGCGACTTGCTTTGAGATTTGCTAATGACATATTATATCCTTTATATAGCAGTGTTTAACATTGTATGGAATAACTATTATACCACATTTGCACTCGATTGTAAACAATCTTTGAGAGCCTCTGCGACTTTTTGGTTATTCACCGTGATGAATGGGTTATACTTCTTGATCTTCTTAGAGAGGTCAGGCCACATGATGGGATCTGATATCTCTTTGTCAAACTTAGGCATAAACCCAATATATCGATTAAGGACGACAAGAGTTTCGAGTGGTATCTCGTTTTGAAGTAACATCTTAACGAGCTTAGGATGTTGTCCATCCTCCACTGCGAACAAACTCTTATAGTCATTGTTCGACATAATCTTATCTATATCGTTTTTAAAGCGATATGTGAAGGATTCGAGGAGACCTTTAAATTCCTTATACGTCTCATCTGCACCATCTTCATTTAAGTTGCCAATCCACTTTGTACCGTGGTGGGCAAAATTACATGCGTAGAAGTATTTTAACTCATCGAGTCCATATTTCTTTACGACCTTTGCGAAGAAGAACTTATCGCGTCGTGCAAAGAATGACTTAGCATTGACACTCGTCTTACCGTTGTATTTGAAATAATCATATGTGTTTGATTCAAAGTGCAACTTACATGCTATGTAAATCTTATATGCATCAAACGGATCACTCGAACGTAAGCTCATTCTTTTTCTTCAAATAACCAAGGTTCATCCCTTCGGCTTCAAGCTTTGCCTTAATAGGATTACTCAATAATTTAGCGATATCTTCAGGATCGATCATCCGTTCCTTACATACATCCATGATAGTATCAAGGTAGGATGATCGTTTTTCCTTAACCAAACGTTCTATGAGTTCAGAGAACGACTTCTTGGTGTACACGCCTTCGGGTTGTTCTGACATTTTTCACTCACTTTATAATATATGTGGCTACCGATAGAGGTTATCTTCTCTAACGTGTGCCAACCAGGGTTAACATAATTTGCATGATAGAACGTTGCGCCTTGTGTGATGTCTACCTTTTGTTGATAGTACATTGTCAAAGCTTTCTTCACTGATGTCAAAGATTCTTGCCATCCTTCTGCTTCTTGATTGGGAATTGCACCCATCAACTTACGATCACATGTCCATGAAAATTGGCATGTGGTCTTATGTTGTTCTTGATCTTTGTTCTTTTGGTACACGACCTCACATGCACTCTTTGGGAACTTAGGATCTTTCAAACGATTCAACACAACGTGTGTTACGGCGATCTGAGACATCTGCGAATCGCCTTTCGCTTCATAGTATGCGTTACGTGTTAGACAATATACATCTTGGTCATTTAGCGGAATCGGGTTTAACATACTCGACATCCACATATTGATTGCGACTAATATTTCCGTCATTTATTTACCTTTAAAATAATCGTATCTTCGTTGATCCGTCCATTGGGCTCCTTCGGCTTTGTTGTTAAAGACGAGAATGCCTTGGCTGCTTTCGTTTTTGAAGACGACAGCACCTCTGACAATGTTTCTTCAGGCTTGCGTAGTGTACGCGATTGGGATTCGGATGTGTTGAACTTAGTAAGGGAAGTGCCCTTGATTTCAAACCCAAGACCTGACTCAGCGATAAATCGTGTAAGCGTTTTGTACTTAACGTTGTAAGTCCATAACTCTGTAGCACCAATTATCAGAGACGGATTGATCGAAACTAATTTATGCTCGGGCGACTCCTTTAAGTATTTGAGTTTCGAGATTTGTTTCTCGACCGATACGGGTTTTTTTGTACGGGTTTTGCGAACCGTTTTGGTGTTAGTCCCAAAGCGCTGAGCATCCGCAATAATACCCTCGAACCATGCTATAAATTCTTTCTTACGTTTAGGCGTAAGATGAGAATAACCCTCAACTAACTGAGCGTCTATCTTATCTATACTCCCTTGGATCTCGACTCGATGTCTTTCTGCCCAATCAATGACGAATTTGGCTCCCTGAGCAGGTAAAATAGCTGCTTTCATAACTTCATATACATCAATCGTAGGTGAATTACCACGAATCCACTCATCCAAGAGATCCTCAAGGTCGCCTAATACTGTATCATTGACCTTGTTTTTGATACGATCTTGGATGCTGATGACTGGTGCCTTAGCAGCTTTTACTTCTTCTTTGAGATCAGCTTCAACTTTTACTTTACCGAGTCGAAGCATATCATCAATGTTTTTCCTTATGTGACCAAATTCTGCATCACGTAAATCAAGGCCACGCACGCGCATGCGCAAAAGAGATCCAGTTGTGTTTGTACAACTCCAATCAGGCGATACGCGAAGCAGATCAAGGCGTTCTTTGTCGAATCCGAGTTCATCTTTTGCATATTTGATTAAATCCTTCTTAAAGTTAGTAGACCAATTAAAGTAATTATAAAAGTGGAATGCATTGGCCATTTTGATACGGCGATCGCTTTCATCTTTAAACACCACACCAGTCCATGATGGTTCGGGACCAGTATATTTTTCATCTAGCGATAATGCATTTGTTACACGTTTCTTAGGCGGTTTAAATGTCTTGCCGTTAATCTTGACAGTGGCCATGAATTCTCCTCACATTAATAATTATAATTATACCACAACGAGATATTATTGTACACTCTTAACGTCAGTAAAGGTGAAAGATCTCCAACCTTCTTTTTCAACATCATAGCAAGGAATTACAAAAGGATTACCGCCACCTTCTCGTGGATTATCACCCTTTGGTTTGTGTTTTTCTGGGATGAGGGATTCTTTGAGTGTGCATTTCATAACACGCTCAGTACCATCTTTCTTTGTAAATGTAACCTCAACTACGCCTTCACGTAACTTCTTCTTGAGTTCATCCAACTTAAAGCTTTTAAATTCCATCTTTCTGCTCCTTTTTGAAATAAATTGTACCATTCTCATTAATGGTAACAGTAAACTTATCGCCTTCTTTTACTTGAAGACTTGATGCCTTGAGTTCTCTATCCATCTGAATGGATCCATCTGGCAATAATGTAAAAAAATAATCAACAAATATCATATCAATTACCAATCAGACGATGGACCAGAATCAGATGACGAATCAGAGGATGATGAGAACCACGATGATGCAGTATCCATTGAATCACTGATAGACTTACGACTATCTGAGTCATCTAATCCCCATGATGGTGTGACGTCTCGTTTCTCCTGAGTTACACCACTATGACCACTGAATACATTATCTAACACTGCACCAACTAACATTCCTGTTAGGAATCCATCATCACTACTTGTATTCGTATCTGTTGTACTATACGATGGTGTTGCAATCTTACGTACCTTTTGCACCGCAGGTGGTGGGGTATTTTTAATAGCTGCAGTCTTTTCTCTTGCCTTTCGTGCTTCATTTGCCCAAAATTCATCAGCTGCTTTTTGTTTAGCAGCCATTCGTGCCTCTTCTTCACGCTTCTTCTTCTTCAACAGTCGATATAGTTTGACCGCACCGACCACAACAAGCGCAAAGACACCAACTACCAATACGAGTGCGATGATGTCTTCCATGATTACTTAGTTCCGCCAATTGGAACCACAGGTTGTGCGGATCCACCGATAATCAAAGTCTGACCTTTGAAATTAGCAATAGCATGAGGTAATTCTTTGAGATACTGAGCTTGTGCTTCAGCAGTCATCAATGGAATCATCGTTGGGTTTGCTTGCATAGACTCGTTACGTTTCTTAGCAGTAGCAACCTTAATCTCTTCAGTCTTCAACTCGTTCTTTGCTTTAACCAATTCATTGGCTGATGCAACGATTGAATCTGCAGGTACTACGTTACGAACTAATACCTGAGAGATGGTGATTGTACCATCAAGCTTCTCATCAGCGAGAGTCTTTATGATAGTCTCTTTAATCTCTTGCTCCATCTGTCCACGATTATCAGCCATGTTCAATGCTTCATACTTACGTGCTGATTTGTAGATCGCGTTGCGTGCAGCATTGAAGATGTAGTTATACATCAAATACGTATCGCCGTTGTGTACAGCATGGAAAGATTTGTTCTTGCTGTTATATATTTCAGCAACTTGAGATTGGTTGATGTTATAGATTACGATGGCATCAAAGTCTTTCATCGTACTATTATCTGCTGCAAGAGGAGTAAGATCCTCAACTTTTACAGCAACTTCTTTGACTGGAAATGTGAGCACATCCCCGATAATTACTTGATTGAAAGAACCAGGCAATAGTTCTTCTGTCTTCACTTGCTTATCAAATCCACGACGTAGACCAACTTCACCAGTCTCAATACGTGTACAAGCAGGCAATACTGCAATTGCGGCAACGATAGCTGCCAACTTCATAGATGTCTTCATATAAATCCTTTAAAATAAAACCACGATCAAAATCATTACGAGAACAGCTGCGATAGAACAGAATAAACTGTATAACGCAAGCTTTGTCACATCCCATTTTTGTCTACCTGTCATCTGCAAGAATGTCGGAATACCAACATAGAAGATGACGAATAGAATAAAATAAGCTAATAAAATTCTTATCATATAGATCCTTCAAAAATGCCGCTTACTCTATGCGGCGACCTATATAGCCAGATTCTCCCGAATGTGGTGGTCAGTATTTCATTAATTAGTCTAATGTGTTACGGAATTCACCGATACCGAATTCGCTGCGAAGACTATGGACGTCTTCGTAAGTTACTGAATTATCGAAACCACCTGTGCTGATGTCGCTATCAGCTTTTGCTGACTTTGACACCTTTGTCACTACTGCTTTTGGTGCTTTCTGTGGTGTAGTATTTACACGACCAACTAAAGACTTAACAGCTTTGACTTTAGGTTGCTTCGACTTAATGATGCTTGCTGCAGTCGCTTCAGGTGTACCTTTAATCAAGGCACCTTTCGTAGGCATCTTATATACACCTTTAGATACTTTGTTAGTAAAGAAGTAGAAAGGATACTCATTACCATTACGTGGATTCAAACCAAGTTGACGCATAACCTTTACTGCATCTTTCCACAAGAATGTGGCACCTGATTTTACTTGAGGGAATTCTGAATAGAACTTATCCTCGAACTTTTTAACAAAATCTGCTTCATAAACTCGTGCTTTACGACCCATAATATTACTCCATTTCAAATATAAAATTGACTTTCTCAAATTTTGGCTTACGTTTATAAGCCACCTTACTGCTGACTACTCGTTGTCTGTATTTCGGTGTACGCAGATCTTTCGCTATAGGATTGCGTTTGCGAGATACTTTACGATTTGTCATGATCCATTATACCACGTTTTTCTTGCTTTGTACATAGGCCCCCCTTAAAATTTTTCGCTCATTTTATTAGAACCAAAGTACATAAGCGTTAAACCAACAACTGCGAGTAAAAGCTGCAATGGCAACTCTGCGTCTGTACCATTATCCATGCCACCTACAGCACCGAATACCAAAAACAAACCTACAATAAATCTAATCATTAGTAAATTACTCCAGTCCATGTCAAATTGAAGCTGCCTTCACATACGTTACCACGTGCAAAGTTAGTTGCTGGTGCTCTCCAACTTGCAGCTTTAAGGATATCACCAACCTTGAAGCCTTTTGTTGGTTTAGCAACTACGAAGAACTTAACACTACCGTCAGCAGCAACTTTGATATAGTTACGACCTTTTTCAACTCGTGTAGTGTCAACGAACTTTTGTACTTGCTCAACAGCAAACTCTCTACGAGCTGCGTTATCTTCAGCGCGTGCTTTATACATGTTGATGTAGCTTTCTTGCATAACTTCTACAGCTTTTGCTACACCTTCATCTAACGTATACTTCATAATGTGTTGTCCTTTTGTCATTTGATGTAACCATTATACCCTATTTCCTGCTGTTTGTACATAGGCCCCCCTAAAAATAATTCGCAAATAAAAAAGCCAATGAAATCATTGGCTTGCACGGACGGCATTGGATCTGGGAGCGTTTCACCAGGTGAAAAAAGTCACTTTTTACAGCTTTTGGATCGAATCTAGCTTACTTCTGAATGCTTTTACCTTTGCTGTACGATCTGGCCAGTGAATGTATGCTTTCTCTGGATTCTGTTCTAAGTTCTTGAGTAGTGGTTCGATTGCTGAACGCAGAGTTATGAGCTTCGAACGCAACGCTTCAACCTCTGATGATGTTGCTTCTACTTGTGCGGTGACAGTTTGTACCGCTTCGAGTTCTTCTTCATCGACAGCGGTGAAACCAAAGTCAAAGTCAATCTCTTGTACATTATTTTTTGTTACTGACATATCAAATCCTTTAATGGTGTGCCTTCTCTAGTGTTGTGCACAGTTATGTTATATTTAGTGAATGGTTTCCACTTCTCTCGCCAATGTATGTATAAGTCATGCTGTTGACGATCCCTAGAAACTAACTCATCAGTCTTCGTTTCTTGTGTATCTGCCCAAATTGAATCGAACCCCCACAGATGGATCTCTCTGTGTTCATTGTCCAAGGCCCACTGTGTGGCCACATGACCTGCGCTTACAAACTTATCAAGGAATGGTAACTTATAAACTATGTCCAGTTCTTGTTCTAAGTTCTTATGCTTCATACCATTCATTGCATAGACTGATGTGATGATAGGTTTATTCTGAAAAACACTCCTATTGCTCAAATACACGTGGAATGGACGTATGTCTAATACAACACTGACATCTACTGGAAACTGCTGAAAATTACAGCCTATGACATAACCTTCTGCAGGTTCATATAGATTAATTGATGGTCCATTACCTAAAATATGTGTTTGCATGTTAATTATTTATAAATAAGGTCAGATCCTATAACAAAACAGAATAAACAGGATCAAGTAAATGGAATTCTTAAAACTAGTAGCTGAATTGGGATTCCCTATAGCTGCCGCAATAGCAGCTGGGTATTTTGTCTTTCTTACATTAAAGTTCATCCTAGCAGGAGTTACGTCGTCCGTAAAAGGAATGATGGGGATCATCTCTGCTCTCGACAAACGTGTAGCAGCCATGAACCACGACGTTATTCGTATCGATACAAAGGTATCGCATGCGCTAGGTATTCCACCAGATTTAGATCGCATTGCTCGAGCAGAGCAATCTGACGCTAGACGAGATTAAAGTGGAAAACCTTGTATTCTTTACTTACTTCTTAGCATTGATCGCTATAGCGGTAAGTCTTTACGCGCTCTATCAACTTGAGTGCGTCAAAGAGAATATGAATAGAAAAACAAAGAACACACAAAAACATTATATCAAACCGGTTTCTAAACCGAAATCTAAAGGACATTTTGATGGATATCGTTGAATTAGTTAATAAGTATGGGTTTCCTATCGTAGCAGCTTTCGGCTTAGGATATTTTGTGTACTACGTGTGGAAATGGGTAACAGAAGAAATTAAACCAGTAACGGGTGAGGCAAACAAAGTTTTAATTGAATTGATCGATCGCATCCGTATGTTAGACAATGACTTGATTAGACTCAATCAAAAAGTTAACGTGGTGCTTTCACTACGCGACGAAAAAGAAAAGAATGCTAAAGAAAAGTCTACTAAGTCTACTCTGCTTGGCTAGCGCAGCACATGCAGAACAAACTTTCCAATTCAAATCTCCATCCTTCAACGGCATTGGATACTCTTCTCACGTTCAAACAATTGAGAATACTGAAACTACTCGCAAAGCTGCGATAGAAGCAAAGAGACTGCAAGACGCTAAGGATGAAGCGGCTGCAGCAAAGAATACAAACTTACAAAAATTCCTAAACAACTTTGAGAGTAGAGTTTACGCTCAGCTTTCAACTCAGCTTGTGAACAACCTGTTCGGAGAAAATCCACAGAACAGCGGAACAGTTACCATTGAAGGTAACACAATCCAATATACAAAAACATTAGACATGATTTCATTGACTGTAACTGCAGCTGATGGAAGTTTAACGCAAGTGCAAATTCCTATTGGTCAACTGAAGTTCTAATATGAAAAAGATATTTCTTATATTAACCATATTGTTATTGAATGGTTGCGCTGTCACTGGACCGCTTACACCGTTTAAGTTTAACACTAATGAAGCTGAAACATTACCACCAGCAGAGGTGAAGAAAGAAGTTCCACCACCTGAGGCTGGTAAAGTTATCGTTGCAGTCTATTCATTTAAGGATTTGACTGGACAGAGAAAACAACAAACAGGTGTAGCATCATTTAGTACAGCTGTTACACAAGGTGGTGAACCAATCTTAATTAAAGCATTACAAGATGTTGGTCACGGAGAATGGTTTAGAGTTGTCGAACGTGTTGGACTCGATAACTTATTAAAAGAACGCCAATTGATTCGTAGTAGTAGAGATGAAGCGAAAGATCCAACAGCACTCAGACCAGTGATTTATGCTGGTATGATTATTGAAGGTGCTATCATATCATATGATTCAAACATTCGTACTGGAGGTTTTGGGTGGAGATGGCTAGGAATTGGACCATCTACTAGTTACAATGAGGATGTAGTAACGATATCATTGAGAGCTATTAGCACTCAAACAGGTGAAGTACTAGTGACAACTAACGTTCGCAAGACGTTACTAAGTTATCAAGCAGGTGTAGCAACATTTAAGTTTTTTGACCAAGGGACTAGGGCCTTTGAACAAGAAACTGGCATGAGCTCAACAGAAGTCGGTATTTATGTGGTGAAGTCCGCTGTTGAGAAAGCAGTCGAGGAACTAATATTTGATGGAGAGAAAAAAGGACTTTGGAAGTTTAAAACAACAAAGGAGAAAAACTAATCAAAGATTAGTTTAAAAAGCAAAATGTTTAAAAGCATGACAGGGATTAGTGGGTTCTCGAGTAAATTACTCACTATAATGGTGGTTGCACTCAGTAGTTCCGCAGCCTTGGCAGATGGTAACTCAGTTTATATTGACCAAACGAATGCAGATAATTCGAATGTGTCAATCACACAAACTGGACAAGATAACAAAGTAGGTGATCCAAATAGTTTGACGACACCACAATTTGCTATCGATGGCAACGCAATGGACCTTACCATTACTCAAGATGGTATGGGTAATAGCATCACCGGTAATTTTGTCGGTGGAGACTCAACAGCAAATATTAATCAAACGGGTGATTTCAATACATCTGTGCTGAACTTCGGTAATAATGGTTCAAACGGTGGTACTCTTGGTATCAACATCATTGGTAATAGTAACGCCACTACATTGAATATTGGTACTACTGCAAGCGCTAACAACTACAACTACTTATTAAACATCGGTACAAGTGGTCTTAATGGTTCTAGCAGCAACAATAACGCTGTAACAAGTTCTATTAACAGTAATAATGCTTCAACAACTATCGCTATCAGTGGTGGTAATAGTAACGTTATTAATACTGCTCAATCTGGTGGAAGTGGACACTCTATCAATCTTAATGTGATTGGTGGTACAAATACAGTTGGCATAACACAGGATGGAGTAAATGCGAATTCAGCGATCGTTAATATTACTGGTAGTGGTACTACTACTTCAATTATCCAACACTAGTTGGGCTGGAATTGGTGCAGTACAAGAATTAAAAGGTACGGCATCTATCACACGCGATAAAAAAGCGATAGATGTCAAGCCTTCTACGTCTATTAATAGCATGGACGTAGTACAAACAGGAGCTGGTGTTGTTGGTATTAATTTCGAAGACAACACTAAAGTTCGCGTTACAGAAAACTCTAAACTAATAATAGACGATTTCGTATATGACCCAAAAAACAAAGGTAGCGGGAAGCTGGCTCTTAAAGTTGCTGTGGGTACTGTGCGGTATGCTTCTGGCAATATTGCCCACGATAATAATAAGAATGTTGCTATAAACACACCAACAGCAACAGTAGCAGTTCGTGGTACAGCATTCACGATGACTGTAGATGAGATAGGTCAGTCATTAATCATATTATTACCTAACGGAGATGGCACCGTTGGGTCAATTGAAGTAGCAACGGCAATGGGTGTTGTTGTATTGAACCAAGCATTTCAAGCAACATTGACCACTTCATCTGAAATAAAGCCAACGAAGCCCGTTTTGCTTTCGTTAAATGAATCAGCAATTGACAACATGCTGATCGTTAAACCTCCCAAGGAAATATTACAGAAGATCCAAGAAGGCATCAACAAGTCTGGGTCGGCATTGGAATTTGGTGGATTGGATATTAATTTATTAGACGTGAAAGTTTATAAGGATGTTTGGACAGGTTATGATGAATTGAGTGTTAATGCGTTAGATGTGGATTATTTAACTAATGCGTTGGATAATCAACTCTTAGCTAACTTCCAAGTTGGTTACAACTCTTCAACACAAGTGTCTATCTTTGATAAGAACACATATTGGCAAGTACAAAGAAATGTTGTACAAAAAGCAACTCTCTTAATTGCTAAGGATCGTGGATACAATATAACTTTAATACAAGAAGGAACGACGGTTCAATTACAGAACCAGGATTCTACAACTAATAACATCTACATCAAACAAGTGGGGAAATAATAAATATGAGAATGATATTTCTAATAGGAGAATTATGAGGGTTAAACAGAAAGAACATGAAAGTTTTGAGAAGTTATTTAGACGATTTAAAAAAGCAGTTGAACGTTCTGGCATGTTACAAGAACTGCGTGATCGTCAACATTATGATAAACCAAGCATTCAACGCAAGATAGCAAAGAATGCAGCGGTGCGTAGACATCAAAAGAAATTAAGACAAGAATCTCTACCACCAAAATTATATTAGGAGATGAAATGAAAAAGCTATTATTAGCATCTAGTTTAGTAATGTTATCAGCATGTTCAACCATCATCCCACCAAAAGCACATGATCCAGTAATGTTTGGATATATAGTTGATGTTAAGGTAGGATTGTCTAAGATTAGTTGTGATGATAAAAAGGTATGGCAACCAATCTTTGATAGAGTTGAAACGCTTAAGACATATTCAGTGTCAAGAGAAGATCCTCAGGCAGACAGTATTACTAAGTTAGAAGATGCATTGAATAAAGCTAAGACGAGTGATAACAGAGCTTTCTGTGAATCAGCATTACGTATTAGCAAGACTAGAACTGACGTCGTTATTGACGCATGGAAGGGTAGAAAATGAGTGCAGTATTAGAATCATTAAGAGAACAAGTTGGTATTGCTGGACCAGCATCTGAACTAGCAAATGAATTATTAGTAATTGCAGAACAGTATCAGAATGGTGAATTAAACCGTGAAGAGTATGGTTATCTTGTACAAGAGATTGCTGACGTACGAGCACAACAAGAACTAGCACATGACGAGATTGCTATGCGTTATATTGTTGATGCAGCTACGATGCTATTAGCAGTGATGTAATGAAAAACCTAGCGCTGTTTATGCACCATCCAGAGTGTTCGGAGGATTGTGCATATGCAACAGTGCATGCATTATCGTCTGATTATAATATCAGATTATTTAACGAGAAGGAATTAGACGATGATGAGCTTTTTGATAATCTTGATATCATCGCTTTTCCTGGCGGTATTGGCGATAGCGACTCCTTTCCTAATTTCTTTACTAGAAGAAGATCGAATAAAGTTGCGGACTTCATATCTAGTGGTGGTCACTACCTTGGTATTTGCATGGGTGCTTATTGGGCTGGAAGTCGCTACTTTGATATACTTGATAGTGTAGAACCCGAACAATATATTAAAAGACCTGAAGCAGATGTAAGAAGAAGCTACTCAACAGTAGCTTCTGTTACGTGGAATGGACAACAAGAAGATATGTTCTTTTATGATGGCTGTTCATTACTAGGTGATGAAGATAAATTTAAAACTATTGCACGATACTCTAATGGCGATCCTATGGCAATAATACAAGGTAGAATAGGTTTGATAGGTTGTCATCCTGAGGCTGAAAAATATTGGTTTGAAACGCCTCGCCAATACATTAATAAATACTGGAATGGTGGATCTCACCATAAATTATTGCTAGATTTTACAAAAGAGTTGACAAAATGAAGAAGATATTATTATCACCATGGTTAGCACTGATTACACTAATACTATTGGTTGGTGTTCGTGTTTCTGATCCAACATTCGTCGAGAGTGTTAGATTAAGATACTTTGATACACTATTAACAAGTAAACCACAAACTCAATCTGAGAACATTCAGATTGTTAATATTGACGATGAGACTGTCAAGAAGTATGGACAGTTTCCATTTCCGAGAGACATGTATGCAAATATTATCGAAGATATTTACAGTCGTGGGGCTGGTCTCGTTGTTTGGAATATCTACATGCCTGATAGTGATAGGT